GGTTTATGGAACAAGTGGGTCAATTGGATCTTTAAAGGTTTCTACAAGTAATTTATGGCCCTAAAAATTTCTGAATCAGCAGCTGTGCAAATGCCAATGAAAACGGTTGCCAGTCTGATCGCGCTCGTCGCAATCGGCACGTGGGCTTTTTTTGGAGTGCAGGAAACTCTTAATCAACACTCTACACAATTAGAATTAATGTCAAAAGACCTTGATCAGAACACAGAATTTAGGATAAAATATCCAAGAGGACAATTAGGTAAATCCTCTGGTGAAGCAGAACTCTACATGTTGGTAGAAGATTTATATAAGTCTGTAGATAGATTAAACAAAGCTATCGAGGATGGTATGCACAATAAAGTTAACATCGAGTTTTTGCAGAAACAAATGGAAAAGGCTATCAGTGATATTGAGAAATTAAAAGATAGACAAAGGGAGTTCGCAAATGGATCGAAACACTAAAAAAATATTAGACTACATCTCTGACCAAGAGAAAAAAGCAAAGCAAATGAGCTATATAAGAGATCTTAAAAAAGAGGTAGAGATTAATGGCACAGGCACACATAAATACAGAATTAAATACGGACCAAACAAAGGCAAAGTGGTAACATGATAGAGACTGTGGTGGCCCTCCTAATGTTTATAGGGCCTGATATTAAGGAACATAGAATACAAGCTGAGGGTATGGCTCAATGTTTACGCCATAAACGCGAGGCAGAACGCCAGTTTCAAGAGGGTATTACTTACAAATGTGTAAGATCTAAGGCACAATTAGATAAAAATATAGATGGATCTTACTCAATAAGATCGTTAATATTAGAGTAATGGAACCGATTTGTTATATATTTTTAATGTTATGGCTGATAGGGATATCTGAATAAGATGAAACTTACGGCTAACATAACTCTTGATGAGTTAACCAAGTCTCAAGTTGCAGAGAGAAAAGGTATCAACAACAATCCTAATCCTGCGCAAATCGAGAATCTTAAAGAGCTGGCAATTAACATATTGCAGCCAGTCAGATCACACTACGACAAACCATTAATTATATCATCAGGATTCCGTTGTGCACAGCTGTGCCTAGAAATAGGTAGCAGTGTGAACAGCCAACATGTGGCAGACAATGGTGCAGCTGCAGCAGACTTTGAGATACCTGGTGTAGACAACAGAGAACTTGCAACATGGATCAAAAATGAACTTGAGTATGACCAGCTTATTTTAGAATTTTACCGCGACAACGAACCATCGTCAGGATGGATACATTGTTCGTATTCGACTAACAGTAATAGAAACCAATCATTGCGTGCTTTTAGAGAAGATGGTAAAGTTGTATACAAACCATGGCTAGAATAGGACAACTAACATCTCAAATCGTATCAGGAAACTGTCCCGAATGTAAGACAGAAACTCTTCTCGTTTCTTTTGAACCACACCTCTACAGATGTGTAAACTGTGGATTTGATTTGGAACAGAAAGTAAATGGTGTAATTAAATACGTTTTAGCTAACGAAGAAACAAGATTTAAATCTAGCGTACTAGACGATGGCCAAGAAACTTCCTAAATTTGGCGTTAATAACTATCACAAACGCACACCCAAAAAGCGTCCAGGTCGGCACACTAAAAGATTAAACAAAAGAGTTCCACGTCGTAAACCCTACAAAGGCCAAGGGCGTTAATGTTTGAAAAAGTTACGGTCATAACGTTGTTATTTTTAACAACACTTGGAGATATTAAGATGGAGTCTTTTGAAGTTGTATCAGGAGAAACGTGTGAGTCTTGGTATCATCACAATGTAAAAATTACAGAAAGAAAAAAACGTTTAGTATTTGGTAATCATTACTATCACGAATACAAAGGCAAAGATGTTATCGGTTACATCTGCAGTGATGAACCACCACAATAAACAAACCTATCCCAACGAGGGAAAAAGGGGATAGGTTATTAAAGGTGAGAAAAGTAATTTATTATCTGTCACATTTTTGACACAATGTCAAGTCTCATTAGATTCTTTACATACAAACGAAACGGTTATTTTATCTCTGTTGACCACTTCGGGTCCCACTGCTTCCATTAATTCTTTTGTTTCTTTTAATCCGGCCTGGGCACAGGTATACCAATCATTAAACACAACTGGGTAGCGAAACTCAGGCATACAATCTCCGTAAGTTGCAGCACACACTTTTATCATCATAATATATTTAATCATTGACAATCCTACATTAAAATCCTATATTTCGTGAAAGGAAAGAATATGACAGACACAAGTAAATATAGAAACGCTTCGTTATCTCACTCAACATACAAGAAACTAGAGACATTGTCTAAACTTATTGACCCTGACGTCACTTTGTCCATTTCTAAAACAATTGAGAAGTTAGCGAATGAGAAAGTGAGGAAGTTAAATGGGAAAGCACAGAGCACCCTTTCTAAATAATGATGTAGTTCACATCGTAGAAAACAACAAAGAACCAGAGCAAAAACTCTGGATTGCAGTTCTAGCTAAAGCTTTTGATGATGCTTTTTATTGTTCAGATCAAAGAGTGGCATTGGAAGCTTTGAGTTGGATTAGACATGGTAGTGATTTTAATTACGTATGCGGATTAGCAGGTAGAGATCCACACTATGTGAGAAAGAGAATGTTAGATAAAGTAATAGCAAGAGAAGCATCTATCTTAATGGAGCATAAAAGAATTAAGCAAGGTGTAGCTAACGTAATAAAGTTGAAACTAAAAAAGAGAGGACCTGTTCCAGGCACTGTTAAGAAAGTCTATGACTATAAATGGTTGCCTAAACAGACACATGACTATGTCGACAGATAAAAAGATATGTCCAGAGTGTAAAGGCAACGGATATTTAAGAACAGAAATGAATACGATTGTGCAGTGTCTAAACTGTTGGTCGGAAGGAGAGATAGATGAAAAGATTTGGGCTAGGAATTATGATCCTATTATTCCTGACGAGTTGCAGTCAACACAAAAAGAGTGAAGACACACTAAAGTGGATGATAAGAGGTGTAACCAATGTCTGGAGTAAATGAGAATATGGCTTATCTTGCTGGTCTACTTGATGGCGAAGGTTGCGTCACATACAAAAAGTATTGGGATCGCAAACGAAAAGATAGACCACGTAAATATTTTTGTTGGAGAATACAGATGGAAATAGTGATGACACATAAACCAACGATACAATGGTGTGCTGACACGTTTGGTGGTAAAGTATACGAGAAGCCACGTAAAGAACATAAAATGCAATACAGGTGGCGAAGAAGTTTTAGAGATGCGTTGAAGATAGCCAAGGATATCATACCATACTCTGTTACAAAGAAGGAGAAGTTACAACAAGTTATAGATCATTATGGCAATAAAACATAAAATAAAAATTAGAAACCAAGAAAGTAAAAGTGTGTTTAAAGATAGTAAAGTTAGTGATGACTACAAAACTGGTGGTGCATACAAAGCAATACTTGCTATGTTTGCAAAACACTTTAAAGATAAAAAGAAAAATGAAAACAATACCTGATTTAATTACAGACATACGTTGGTATTATAAAAGAATTATTGATGTGCCTTTATCTTGGATGGAACACATCGGTAGTAAAATGAGCTGTTATGCTTGGAATAAAAGATGGAAAAATAGAAAAGAAGGAACTGGATATGGCGAGAGAGAAAGTTAAAGTAGATATGTTTAACTGGGGTCCATGCGTTGTGCGTATGAAGATCTCGGAAGAATTTAGGAAATTATTAATAAGTGAAGCAAAGAAAAATAAATTAGATATGCGAGGCAAGTTAGCCGGACAGATCGACAAAGAGACAGCGTATAGCGAAGAGTCTAAAGCTAAGATATTGCCGTACATGGCGAACTGTCTTGGGATATACGATCAAGCATGGCAATCGTATACCAGAAAAAAATTAGACAAAGCACCAGAATATGTGTTGAGTGCGTTATGGATAAACTATCAAAGGCCGAATGAATTTAATCCGCCTCACGATCATGATGGTAAATTATCTTTTGTGATCTACTGTGAGATACCGGAAAAACTAAAAGAAGAAAATAAAAACTACATAGGTAGGAGTTGTGGTCCTGGTGGCATACAATTCTTGTACGGAGAAGGAACGAGAGATGCTATAACTTACATGTCTCATTTCCCAGAACAAGGTGAGATGTTTATCTTTCCTGCGTGGCTGAAACATTGGGTCAGTCCTTATAGATCTGATTGCACGAGGATCTCTGTATCTGGCAACATCCATGACTCTGCGCCCTTGAATAATATACAAAGGTTTGGTCCTGAGTACGTAAAAGATAGGGAGGAACGTGATTCTAAAAAAACTGATAGTTAGACTTAGAATGTGGTACGCTGATGTACGAGGACATCATGGTAAACGATGGAACTATGAACCTGGTGATTGGTATATGGGCCGACATCGAAAGCGTAAATGATAAAGAAGCTAGACAAATATAGCTATGCTCACGGTACACGCTACATGGACAACGGATCACGGAACTATGACGTTGCAGGTTACAGACTACCATCAGTCACAACTATTTTAAGTCGAACCAAAGATGATACATTTCTTAAAAAATGGATCGCAGATAAAGGCAAAAAAGAGGCAGAGAGAATAAAGATTGCCTCAGCCACGCGTGGCACGTCAATGCATAAGTATTTAGAAAACTATGTGTTGGGCAAGGGCTACGAAGATTTAACTGAACTTGGACAAGAGACGAAACGTATGGCTGAGAAGGTCATAGAGGTGGGTCTAGCTCCCGTTTCAGGTTATTACGGGTCAGAGGTCACGTTATACTATCCTGGGCTTTACGCAGGCGCTACGGACTTAGTTGGCATACACAATGATAAAGAAACTATTATCGACTTCAAGCAAGCTAACAGACCAAAGAGAGAAGAATGGATTGGAGATTATAAATTGCAAGCTGGTGCATACGCCATGGCACATGATCATGTGCACGGTTCTAACATAGAACAATGTGTAATTATGGTATGTACTCCTGACCTATATTACCAAGAATTTAAGATTGACGGGGCTAATTTACGTAAGGCAAAACACGACTTCTTACGAAGATTAGACAGGTATCATGAATTATTAAGAGAAGAAGAGGAGAAACCAACGTATGGCTCATAAAGTTATATACGATGCTTTGATTAAAAAATACGAAGCGGACATTGCTGATGCCAGTGCTAAAATAACTATCTTGATGACCGACACGAGGATCATACCAGAGCATATTGATGTGACTGGTGAGATCGATAAGTTGTTGGGTAAGATAGAAGAGGCAGAATCAAGAATGGCAATATTGCAGCGAGTTTATGGCGTAAATGTGGCAGTAAATTAGGGTCGCAGTGGGGTCGCTGAGGGGTCGCAGTGGGGTCGCTGCGACCCCTGAAACGGGCTCCACGGGCCTCGGACCACGGATCTAGGGGTCGCTGCGACCCCTGTGCGACCCCTGTGCGACCCCTGTGCGACCCCTACGAAAAAGTGATAAAAGATAATAATATCAATGCTTATAGGATATTACACTGTTTATGCGACCCCTTTTTTTATTTTTTAGCTCTAGCGCTATGTAAATATTTTTTATACATATAGGGGTAGCACCAAACCATGAGAAGAAAAAAAAGATATAAACACGCCATAATTAATAAGAAGAAGTATTACTTCTACAAGATTGTTTGGCTCGATCCGTGCGGAGACGCGGGGCATGCAGACATAGAAGAAATGAAAAAATTATTACCAGCTACAATGATTTCACAAGCATACATATTTGCAAAAGATAAAAAACATGTGTGGACATTTTCATCTTACGATACAGAGCAAGCTGTATTTTCTGATCGTAATTGTTTTCCAAGAAGTATAATTAAAAAAATGGAGAGGATTACTCTTTGATCTTTTTAGGCTCAGGTGTAACGTCAATAATCTGTGAATAATCTTCTAATATTTGTTTCATTTTTGCTTCTAGTTCTTGCTCTGAAAGGTCTTCTAGTTTTCCTGTTTTTATTATTTTTCTGTCTATATATAATCCTGCTGCCTTACCTCTATTTGTCTCGGCGTTTACAGCAGCACTCCAAGCGCCTTTCTTCAAAGCGGCGTCTTTAATTCGCCCTAATTCTGCCACATGACTGGCGTAATTCACTTCGTATTTTTTAAGTCTCTCCTCTTTGAGTTCACCTATATATTTAACAACAAGTGGATTTAATTTTGGATTGGTTAATTCTGATCCCTCTTGTCTACAACGTTTTTCACTGTAACCAGCTAGCTTTGCTGCCTCTGATTTTGTGAGTGGCCCATCAGGTCCACCGAATACTAATAGTTCGGCGAATCTCTTTTGCATTTCTGTAAGTCTTTTTGGTAGTCCCATAATTTACCTCCGGTCATGGGCGGGACGAAGAATCTTAACCGCCAATGACCTTACTTGACAATTTAGAGTAACAGTCCTATAATGTCAAGTATGGTAATGTCGAAGAAAGACGTAGAAGAATATAATAAAATGATAGACAAGTTAGAGAACGACAAAGGTCCTAACGATCTAGAGAAGAGAATAGAAGACTTGGAGAGGATAAACAAATCACACCAGAAGTTAAATGGTGACTTGCGTGCTGAGGTTTTATTTTACAAAAAGAAAGCAGAACACTTTGAAGTGATGACAAAACAACTTCAAAAAGAAAACCAAGAGTTTAGACAAAAGTCAGTAGATTTCTTTAACGAGTATAGAAACAAAGGTGACTTGTAATGTTTGTAAGACACTTACAGCAATACTTAGATCAGTTTACAGATGGACGTAAAGGTAACGCTGTGAGCAACGCCACCATTTATGTTCAAGTTGGTGGACACCTCGAAGAGATAAGACGTATTGAAGTTCAAGAGAGTAACATCATTGGTAATGACTCAATCAGAGTTGTTTTAAAACCAACAAGAAACAGATTATTGATAGCACCTACGATACCAGAATGAGTTACATTAAGAGATTATACGAAGAAAAACACTATGGAAGAGGGAGATCAGGCGTGCCATATGTAAGAGTTGGTAGTCCGTTGTCACCCCAAAAAACTAATGGGACCAGAAGCAAAACTTTACAAAAAAATAAGAAAAGCAACACCAACAATATCGTGGAATAGAATAGAAAATCTAAGCATTCCAGGTATGCCAGACACGTTGGCTTACAACAAATATAATACTTTTTTCACAGTTGAGTTTAAAGTCACGAAGGGTAACAAGCTGAGACTTAGTCCACATCAAGTTGCTTGGCATATGCGTCATCCGTATAATACTTTTATCTTGGCAGAGCACCTCGGTTCGGGGTCCATCAAACTTTATGAGGGGTCCGTGGTTCGGGAGCTTGTGACTTCGGGCTTGTCGCTTGAGCCTTGCTGCTTGGAGCTTGACGCTTGCTGCTTGAAGCTTGCCGAGCTTGGTGCTTGACGCTTGCTGCTTGAGCCTTGCGCCTCTCCTCTCGAATCTTCTTGTAATAACTCGGGTGATACCAAACCATTAGTGCTGGCCATACGCTACATTCTTAACAGCAGGATCCCAGCATGCACGGCAATCTTTACATTCATTCTCTTGTTTAGGGGCCGGACATGTCGGACCGGATAAAACAACAGTTGAAGTATTGGGCCATGATGCAGGGGCCGGCTGGTTCACCATTGGTGAACTAAACCTGATAACTAGGTTAGCAGGTTTCAACGAAAGGAAGGATTTCACCCAAGCTTCTCGCGTGGGCATCCAATGCTTAACAGTAGGTGTTAATTTACATACTGCGAAGATCTTGATTAGATGGTCTTCATCCTGCACATCTCCAGAATCGTGCCATCTAAAAAACTTTGATTTTTTTGAATTAATTATTGTTGCCATCGCTCCAGACCATAGCGGGTTACGGATCGCTTTCAGGCGGAAGTATTGTGCATCCTGCACAACTTTAAAAACATAGCAGCCCTTCAATGCATAACAATCATGACACACGGAGCCGGGGATCTTGACTAGTCGAGATCCAGTCTTGCATTCTTTTGCAGGTAGACCGTAGGCCCATCCTGGCATCTTGCTGGGCTTTGATAATGATCCTGTAATTTTTAATGCTTCACTTGTTTTCATAATTATTTTTATCATTCAATTGTGTCAAGCTTGTGGCTTGCCGCTTGTTGCTTGTTGCTTGAAGCTCATCAAAAAATTTCTGGCAACCCTTCAGGTATTCCTCCGGCAGCTGGCCATGGTCATCAGTGAACCATGGCAGGAGATCGTTGTGATTAACTCTCTTTGATTTCATAAGACAACCATCCTTCCGCTTCATCAACACCCTTCATAAAATACTTGAGCTGTTCTTCTGTTTTAAATTTATAAGTTTTCTTTTTTTGTTTCTGGCTTCCCCAGATAATAGTTATTTTTTTATTCATCTTCATCTGGTGTTTCAAAATAATATGCAACGTGATCCAAGGTTACTTCTCCCCTGAACCATTGCACAGGGCAGCTCTCCAGCCAGTCATGAAACTCGTCGCTCATTGGTGATACTTTACTCATAATTATTCCTTTCGATTTACTCCTATAATATCCTACTGCTTGAAGCTTGTCAAGCTTGTTGCTTGAAGATTGCACTTGGCCAGCCCATTCGGATCGCGTGTGGACAACTTGTGACCTTCTAGCTTTGCAATGAACTTGACCCCAGATCCTTCATCATATCTGCGCGCGTTTACCTCCAGACTGAAGGATCAGGGCTCAAGCTTGATCCTTGGCCAAGTAGATGCGGTTCGAGCCTATGTCTAGAACAGGTTTTGGCACCCTTACTTGACCCCGGATCCCGTTCGATGCTAGCACGCTCAAGGCAACAGGATCCGGGCTCAAGGCCCTTGCTTTTATTTAATTTCTTTTCCCTCATCCTCTAATCTTTTAGAGATGTAGTTGTTAGCGATGAAGAAGCCCAGCCAGAGAAGGCGTTGCTCTTCTGGTGTGTGCATTTTGAAATACTCGACAACTTCTTTTTCTGTTTTAAATGTTACGACAAAGTTATTTTTTCCTAGTTTCATATTTTTCCTCCGTTGTTTAATATTGACATCATATAAAATATAGGATATATTGTCAAGCATAAACGAAAGGTAGAAATATGTACACAGAAACACAGACAGACACAAAAATAGTAGAAGCTAAAGTTGAGTTAATGGAGAGAGTTAACAAGCTATTAGGCGCTATTAGTATTATGCAAAGCAACATGGAAAAAATGTATGCAAGAATAAAAAAGTTGGAAGAGAGGAACAATGAACAGAGATAAACTAATGGCACAAACAGACTTTATTGTTTCATGGCATGCGAAAAAATATAACAAGGTTATATTCAGAGTAGGCAACTTGAGTAAAGAGGGTTGCCGAACATGGGAACAAAATGGTAAGAAGTATATGTGTTTTTGGGATACAGTGTTAGAGAGATACACAACTTGCATTGACCCAATGATAACATACAAACGAAAGGTATCATGAAAGTAATATATCAACCAATACACGACAACAAAGACTACACAAGACGAAATAGATTTACAGGTGAATCTATTGAACTAACAAAAGAGGAAAGCGAGAAACATGATAAGATATTTTATCATGAAGCTCTTGCCACTCTTGAAGACAAAGAATTAGGCGAAGGCGCTAGCAAACACTGGCAGGAAATGCGTAACCTATTAGATTGGTTTATGAAAAAAAATCCTAAAGCTTATATGGTATTGTTAGACTAAACAAAAACCCTGGGCCGCCCTGCGGGCGGCCCAGGGGTCCCAGACCATTTTCCAAAATCCAAAAATCACGGAACCCCACCCAACCTGTACAAAAAAGGGGTCCCAGACGATTTGTCTTTATGCCTTGATTTAGACAGTCAACCACGATAAAAACGTTTTGGTACCATGGACTTGAATAAGGTAAATATAGAAAAATTACCTGCGGATGTGCGAAAGGTGTACAAACAACTTCAAGTGTTGCATGCTGAAAAAAAGATACAGAACAAAGCTAAAAATGATTTTCTATCTTTTGTAAAATGTATGTGGCCTGATTTTGTAGAGGGGTCCCACCACAGGCACATCGCAGATAAATTTAATAAATTGGCTACGGGTGAAATAAAACGCCTGATAGTGAATATGCCACCAAGGCATACAAAATCTGAATTTGCATCCTACCTGTTACCATCGTGGATGGTGGGCCGTGAGCCGAAGTTAAAGATTATACAAACCACGCACAATGCAGAACTAGCAGTGAGGTTTGGTAGAAAAGCAAAGAACCTAATCGACTCGGACGATTATCAAAAAATATTTAAAACAACTTTACAAGAAGACTCGAAAGCTGCAGGACGTTGGGAAACTTCACAAGGTGGCGAATACTTTGCAGCTGGTGTAGGTGGTGCTATTACAGGACGAGGCGCGGATCTACTGATCATTGACGATCCACACTCAGAGCAAGATGCATTATCCAAGACCGCACTAGAGTCTGCTTACGAGTGGTATACTTCAGGACCACGACAAAGACTTCAACCAGGTGGTAAGATTGTTCTTGTGATGACAAGATGGTCAACCAAAGATCTCACAGCTAAGTTAGTTGCGAATCAAAAAGAACCAAAGTCTGATCAGTGGCACGTGGTCGAATTTCCGGCACTCATGGATCACGGACCAGTGTGGCCAGAATATTGGAACACGGAAGAGTTAGAGAAAGTTAAAGCATCACTACCTGTCGGTAAATGGAACGCGCAGTGGATGCAAGCGCCAACGAGTGAAGAAGGTGCGATCTTGAAACGTGAGTGGTGGATGAAGTATCCTCACGAAGAAATACCATCTCTACAACACGTCATACAATCTTACGACACAGCATTCTTGAAAAAAGAAACAGCCGACTATTCAGCGATAACCACGTGGGGTGTGTTTTATCCAGACGATGATAGTGCAGCTAATTTAATATTATTAGATGCTGTCAAAGGTAGATACGAGTTTCCTGAACTTAGAAGATTGGCTTTACAACAATATAAATACTGGCAACCCGAGACCGTTATTATAGAAGCCAAAGCATCTGGACTACCGTTAATGTACGAATTAAGGCAAATGGATATACCGGTTGTTTCCTTTACACCGAGCAAAGGAAATGATAAACATTCTAGAGTAAACGCTGTAGCACCTCTTTTTGAGTCTGGAATGATATGGGCGCCGGAACAGAAATTTGCAGAGGAGGTGATCGAGGAATGCGCTGCATTTCCAAACGGTGATCACGACGACCTTGTGGACTCTACAACACAAGCTATCATGCGCTTCAGGCAGGGCGGATTGATAACCCATCCTGAAGATTACATTGATCAGAAAAAAGACCCTAAACCTAGGACGTATTACTAATGGCTAAGAAAAAAGTTTATGACATTATCTACAGCGCTGTAGTCAAACATTTAAGAACTAAACAAGGTAACGTAACTTCTTTACCTAATGACGATCAAATTAAAAAGGGAATGCGTAAGATCTTTAGGCAACTTAAAGATGGAGGATATAATCCTGTGTCTGCAGATAAAGTTATTAAAACAGAAGATGATTTAAATGCGGTGTTACGAAATATAAAAGAAAAGAAAAACGCTGATATCGCAGTTAGACAGAGAGCCGCTGAGGGCATCGAAAGAGTTTTTGATAAGATGAGAAGAGGTATACCTTTGAATCCAGATGATCAAGCTGCTCTTCAAGGTTCTGGTTTTAAAACAGCGCTAGATAATTTTAAAGGCTTTGAACCTAAAGTTATTCAAGGTGGTAAAAATTTAACCATGAAAACTCCTGGAGGAGAAATACCCTACATGGAAAGTCCAACACAAACAATTATGCAAGGTGGTAAAAAAGTTCCTGTTAAAATACCAACAGATATAAAAGACGATGTGTTAGAGGCTTATGATAATATATCTTCTAATATTGTTAGAGGGGATACAAAATATAACGCAGATGTTTTAGCACCAGAGCTAGCTAGAAGGAGAGGACTTATTGACGAGGTTCAAGAAGCCACTGATATGCCTGGAAAAGAATATTCTAAATTGTACAGCGAGGCATACGATTTTTTAACTAAATTAAATTTTTTAAATAAACCACCAAGAAAACCAAAAGCAAAAGGTGGTTTGATGTCTGCTGTAAAAAAATTATTTAAGAAATCTAAATCTAAAAAATCTGGAGATAAAATTTATGGTGTGGGTGGAGAAGAGATCGATGTTGCCGATCTTAAAAAATCACTTGGTCTAGATAAAGCTACTGACAAAAAAAGTATGGAAGATCTAGAAAAAAAATTACAAATGATTATTGGAAAAGAAAGAACAAAACACGCAGGCGGTGGTCTTGCAGCAGCTCTTGTTAAATTAAAAAAGAAATTTGGCAAAGATATAATTCAAAAAGGTAAAGCACCAAAAGATAAAGGCGGTAGAAAAAAACTTAAACAAATGTTTGAAGACTTTAACAAAAGAACAAAGAAAGAAGGCGGTGGTGTTGCTTATATGTTAGGTGAAGGTGGCCTTGCAGGTTATGGTCCTCATGAAATGAATAAACAACCAGGTCAACCAGGACCTATGGGTCCAACGTTTGAAACTAACGATCCAAAAGAAGCGTTGAAAGAAGTCTTAGCACGTATGGAAGGTTCAGGTTTACTTCAAGCACCACTAGGTGGTGGTTTTAGTTTTGACACAGGAATAGGTAGCAGAAGACCTATTGATGCCGGTATAAGTTTTAATCCTCAAGATCCTAGATTTGATTTTCAAGCAGGCATTGGTGTAAAAGATGGAGAACCATCTGGAGGTTTTCAAGTGAGAATGCCGTTTGCTGACGGCGGTATGTCTAGAAGAACGTTTTTAAAAATTATGGCAGCACTAGCTTCGTTCCCTGTTGTAGGTAAACTTGCAAAGACTACAAAAGTAGCGAAAGGTGTAAAACCAATCGTAACACCAACAGCAGAAATGCCAGCACACTTTCCTAAACTTGTAGAAAAAATTTTAAGAGAAGGACAAGTGGTTAAAAAAGATTTTGTTAAGAAAACTGGTGATGTAACCACATACAAACATCCTGACAGACCTGATATAGAACTAACGATTGAAGGAGAGGGTAAGAGAATACAATTAGATTTTGAAACTGATCAAGGTATGAAAGGTGGCTATGAATTTAGACAAGGAGATATTATTGATGAGCCTACAAGTCCCATGAGAGGTAAAAGATCACCTGGTGAATTTGATCAAGGCGAAGTTAAATACAGAGCAAACCAAGATGGAAGTTATACAAAAGATTTTGAAGAAGGCATAGATACAGGCACAGAGAATCTTGATGAGTTTGCCGGTGTAGGAAAAAAAGAGACAAGTAAATCTAAAGTTAATTTACCTGAGTCTGATGATTTTGCAGATGGCGGATTAGCAGGTCTATTAGGAGAATAATGAAAATAAAGCACTACAACGAGATGATGGCTTATCTAACTCGTCCAGGGTTCAATGGCGGTGGTGCGGTATCCAATAGAACTGTTCTACCAAAACGTAAACCAGCAGCAGAAGTTAAGAAAAGAAAAAGAATAAACTACGAAAAAATTAAACAGTATCTTGGTAAAGAATCACAAGAGCTTATTGAAAGAGAATTAGGTTTTGCAGTTGGAGGTAGAGTAAACCCTGCACAACTTAAACAAAGATTCATGCAACTTGTTTCATCTATTCCAGATGCAGAAGCAGAAGAGATACCCGGAATCGTTGCACAAGCAAAACAAATCAGAGATCAGATAGAAGAAATTAATTTAACACTTGCACCTGATAGACAAATTAAAATTACAGCACAAGGATTAGACTTTGATAATCCATTACTAGATGCAGCAAAGATTGCACAGACAGTGGATACCACGCAAGAAGTTACAGGAGGACTAACCAGAGACATAACTAAAGGTGTCGTGCCTGAAAGTCTTACAACGAAAAACCCAATATATAAAGGACAGCCAACGCCAGCATTTCCAAAAGGAACAAAGGGAACACTAGCAGACCCAGAGGAAAAGCAAGATCCTAAAATAGATAGACGAGTGGGAATTACTCCCGAGGGACAGTTTAGACAAGCTGGTATGAAAGGCAGACGAACAGATAAAACTCTTGGAGACTATTTAAAAAATTTAGAATTTTTTAGAAAAGTTGATCCAACAGCGACAGAGGGTAGCTTTGCAGAAGGTGGTGATGTAGACACACCAAAGCGTGGCTTGGTTGATGAACCAGGAAGCTATGCTGGACTAGAAAAATTTGAAATAGAAAAAATTAATAATCCTAGTGACGAGGCTTTAAATGAGATTAGACAAATTATTGATAATTTAGATATTAAACAAAATACTATTTTAGGAAAAGAAGTTAAAAATTTACCCAAAGAAAGCACGGTAGATAAACTTGTTAAACAAGTAAAAACTCCTGGTTATAAAAGGCCAACGATCGCTAAAGAACTATTTAAAAGAATTTTAAATGAAAAAAATATTAAAACTTACGATAATTATCGAACAGAAAAAATTGTAACTGTCTTAAATAATGCTTTGGATATCAATAAAGGTGATACCTTACGTATTAAACCTTCTGCAGCTGTAAAACTTCTCCCCGAGTTTGAAGTGAAAAATATTAAGGGTGGAGGAGGCAATTCTATTTTAAAAACTTACCGAAATTATATTGCGGGTGGAGAACGAATTGGAAGTCGAGCAGGAATACCTGTTCCTGAAGAAATTGGAGGAAGGAAACTTGCTGATATTGTAACTGATTTAGATAGAAATTTTCTTGATGTAACGGGAGGAAGATCAGTTGGCGATATGAAAATTTTAAATGAAATTAAACTATTGGATAGAATTGCTAATGAAAATCCTGACGTCTCGGGCATTAAATTAAAAGAATTATTTGAGGAAACAGGGGGAACTAATTTTACAGAAAGATTAAAAAAAATACATCCAGTTAAGCAGGGTAATTTAACTAAAGGGGGCACGGGAGTTATTCTTAAACAAGCCGCCGAAGAAGGCGTTATTTCTAACAGTATGCCTGATTCACTTCGAAAGGCCATTACACGATATTCTGTGGATCTTAATACAAATAGATTTTTTAGACAGGCAGAAAAATATAGAAAATTAAATCCCGAGTTAGCTTATGAATTTACCAGGGCTATGAATTTAGTTTCTGACAATAATATAAAAAAATTAGGTATAACCGGTGCAGGCGAACATGCTTTACCCATTTCTGCTATAAATACTGCGAATGCTCCTGAAGATATTTATTTTAAAATAGATGCCTATGTAGACCATGAATTAAATGACTGGAAATCTAAAAATTTTGATCAACCTATTTTTAGAAAAAAAGGTTTAGCCTTTAAATATAATAATGCAGATGAACTTGGCCTTTCAAAAAAACAAAAATTAGAAATTCAAGAAGAGATTATGCAACGTTTAGACTTTATGAAAAATAGGGCTCCTGAATTGATGGAAAATGTTACATTTAGTTTTACTGGTGGTAAATTTACCGCAAATAGCACTACCCCTTCTATTCTCACTTTAGATGAAGATGGATTCAAAGCTCTTAATGAGAAAGGAAATAGAATTAATCAAAAATTTATAAACGACATGCCTGATGCAGTTAAATTAACTTCGACGGGAAGCATTGCTTCTATAAAGGATAAATTTATTAAACCAAAAAAACCAACACCTGTAATTTTAGGTTCAAATCTTGCTAACATAGATTCAGATCTTTTAGATTTTAGAAAAATACCTGACGATCTTAGAAATGCAAAAGACGTTATTCGTGATTTAATTAAAACACCAGGTGGAAAAAGAATTGCAAGAAACTTAATTAAAGCTGGAAAGTTTACTGGGTTAGGTTTAGCAGGTGAATTAGCCTTTGCTGCACCTTTTGCAGCTGATGATTATGCTTCGGGTCTTTCAAAAGAGAGGATAATAGGTAATGCATTTCTTGCAGATTTAACAGGTATAGGACAAAGTGAACAAGAAGAAATTAGAAAAGCAGTTGGTGAGAGAGGTTATGCGACTCAAATAATAAGTGACTTAGGAGAAAAACTTCCTGTGCTTCAACAACAATATGAAGCTTTTAATGATCAAAACGATCCAGGTGGTTTAAACAGGGATAAGTTTGCAAAAATATATAATAGAGTTTCTACTGAATATAATAATGCGTACGATCTTTTTGTTACAGATGGAGGAAAGTTTGACAAAGAATTATACAACCAAGCAGTGACTAATTATGCAGCAGGTTTAGGTCAGATAGAAAAATTTAGAGCTGCAAAGGAAAAAGAAAGAGGTGTTAAAGAGGCAAGCAAAAATATTACAGGGCTTGAATTAGATCTTAATTTTGCGGGTGGTGGTTTAGCTAAACAGGCTGGAGATGAATCAGGAAAACCACCAGAATCAGGGCCTACACCAGATGGTCCCTCAAAGGGCTTGGCTTATTTGTTTAAAAATGGTATGGAAGAAGAGGAGTAATAAATGGCAGAAATAGAAAAAGGGCTCCCTAATGAAACTCGTACACAGGCTAAAGTTCCTGGACCCGAGGACATTGAAATCAAAGAGGAAGTCCAACAAGAAAAACCACCAGTAGAAGTTATACCTAACGAAGACGGAAGTGCGATTATCGACTTCGAGCCGGGTGCAATTAATATTCCTGGCACAGAAAAACATTTTGACAATTTAGCAATACTTTTACCTGACGATGTACTCGAGCCTCTTGGTAACGAGATGAAAACTAATTATCTAGATTATAAAATGTCTAGAAAGGATTGGGAAAAATCTTACACCGAGGGGCTTGACCTATTAGGATTTAAATACGAAAATAGAACGGAACCGTTTCAAGGAGCTTCAGGTGCAACGCACCCAGTGTTGGCAGAGGCTGTTACACAGTTCCAAGCCACAGCATACAAAGAGCTATTACCAGCAGACGGTCCAGTGAGAACACAAATACTTGGAGTCAACTCACCCGCAAAGCAACAACAAGCAGAGCGTGTAAAAGACTACATGAATTATTTAATTATGGATGAAATGAAAGAATACGAACCAGAGTTCGATTCTATGTTATTTCATTTACCACTTGCAGGATCTACATTTAAAAAAATTTACTATGATGATTTAATTGGCAGAGCTGTGTCTAAGTTTGTGCCAGCAGATGATTTAATCGTACCGTACACAGCAAATAGTTTAGAAGAAGCAGAATCTATTATTCACGTTTTAAAAATATCAGAGAACGATTTAAGAAAACAACAAGTTTCAGGATTTTATGCAGACGTAGAACTTGGTCCTCCTGCACTGACTACGAACGATGATGTTTCTAAAAAAGAAAAAGAATTAGAAGGCACTAAAAAATCTGGAAAACAACAAACGATGTATACTCTTCTTGAGTGTCATGTTGATCTAGATTTAGATGGCTTCGAAGATATTGGTCCAGATGGGGAGCCGTCTGGTATCAAGCTACCTTACATCGTAACTGTTGAAGAAGGTAGTGGAACGGTTCTTTCGATAAGAAGGAACTATGCGCCCAACGATCCAAAAAAACAAAGAACTCAATACTTTGTCCATTTTAAATTTCTGCCTGGACTAGGGTTCTACGGATTTGGATTAATACACATGATTGGCGGATTGAGTCGAACGGCAACGGTCGCTCTCCGCCAATTATTAGATGCAGGAACTTTGT